GTCGTCTCGGCCGTGGCGGTCGCAGCGGCAATCGCCGCCGTGCTCGGCGCCTTCACTCTCGGCCTCGTCCAGGGTCTCGCCAAGGAAAGTGTCCGCTGGGGCAAGCTCATCGCCGGGGCACTCCAGGACGGCTGGAACAACCTCGCCAAGGGCGCACTCAACTTCCTCCCCGACCCGATCTCCAACGCGATCAGCGCCATGCTCGGCAACCCGATCATCGGTACCGGGATCGCCGTCGGCGCCGCGGTACTGGGCGGCATGATCGTGAAGTCGCTCATCGGGGCAGTCGCCAACGCCTCCGTGCCGGGCGCGGCCACCCCGGGCGCCGCGCTCGGCGGCGCCAATATCCGCACCCTCGGCATCAACATCGCGAGCGGCCTGTTCAACTCGGTCGTCTCCGGCTTCAAGGGCGTCGGCAAGGGCGCCCTGTCGCTGGCCTCCCTCATCATCCCGAAGTTCCCAGCAGGCGACGGGACGGCGGAACGCAGCGTCGGCGGCGGGATCGGCGCACGCATCATCAGCGGCATGACCCGCTTCTTCCCGACCAGCAACCCGCTCGCCGGCCTCCAATCAAAGCTCCAGACGATGAAGGCCCAGGCCATCGATCGTTTCGGCAGCGTCGGCACCGCCATTGCCACGGCAGTCATCGGAGGTATCGCCGCATACGAGTTGGGCAGCTACGCCGGCAAGAAGGGCGACGGCGGCTCCATCCTCCTCGCCCTCCTCGGAGGCGCCGCGACCGGGGGGGCGATCGGGGCAACCTTCGGCGGGGTCGGGGCCGGGATCGGCGCGGCGATCGGTCTCGGTATCGCCGGTCTCGGCGTCTACTTCGGTCAGGCAGCGAAGAAGGCCCAGGACTTCAACGACGTCGTCGTCAGCATCCGCGAATCGCTGTCCGGCCTGTCACAGGACAACGCCAACCAGGCCCTCGTCCAGAACATCTCCGACCGCCTCACGTCGAACTCGGATGCCTTCAAGGATTGGGGTCAGCAACTCTCCGACAGCTTCGACTTCGGCAAGTTCGTCCAGGACATCCTCGACGGCACCGCCACCGCCGACTCGGCGTTCGCCGACTTCGTCACCGGGATGAAGGACCAACTCATCTCGGCTGGCAACCTTGCCCCCGACCTGGCCCAGAAGCTCACCGACTCGATCACGTTGGCCGCACAGTCCGGCGACTTCCAGAGCGCCCAGGATCTCCTCAACGAGGTGTTCAGCAACGGCCGGTTCTCGACTGACGAGATCACGGCGATCTCCGACGCCTTCGACAAGCTGCCTGGCAAGTTCACCGGCATCGTCGACGGCTCCGGCGACGCAGAGCAAGCCTTCAACTTCTTGAAGACGACCATCGGTGGCGCCGCCGCGGCGCAGGCTCAACTCGCCGCCAACACCGACATCGTCACCCAGGCGATGAGTGATGCGGCCAACCCGATCGACACCGTCGACGAAGCATTGCAGTCAATCCGCGACGGCCTCGCGGCGGGCGGCACGGCACAAGAGATAGCCAACATCCTTGGCAATCCCGATCTCTCCTCTGCTAATGCGCTAGACGCGTTGAGTCAGGCCGCCGACGACGTGAAGGGCCGCATCTCTGACGCCAAGGACCTGTTCGATCAACTTCTCGAAGCGATGAAACCGGCGTTGCCAGGCCCCGCCGACAAGTCGATCGGGGGGATCACCGACAAGATCGTCGCCGACCTACCGAACATCGCCGCCGGGTTCCAGCAGATCTGGGACGACGCCGAACTCCCCGACAACATCAAGAACGCCAAGATCAACTTGGAGGTCAACGACTTCTCCGACCAGATCGCGCAAGCCTTGTCCGACGGGTTCTCGTCCGGCTCGATCGACTCGCAGCCCGAGTTGGACACCTTCATTGCCGGTATCCGGCAGAACATCGAAGACGCCAACCTCTCCGGCCCGGTCTCCGACCAGTTGAACGCCGTCCTCGACACGTTCGCCGCCCAAGACTTCTCGTCCGCCTACGACGCCGTCGCCTCGGCACTCACCGACCAGCAGAAGCTTGCTGAGACCGGCCGGCTCATGGCGCAGCGGATTCAATCAGGAATCGGGAACTTCAGCTACAACCAAATAAGCGAACAAGAGGACTCCCGGTTCGGCGCCATCCGACACGGCCAGACCCCCCCGTCAGGCTCCCAGGTCAACGTGACCCTGCCCGCTCTCACCACCCAGGATCTCTCAGACGTCTTCAAGGATGTCGACTCTGCCTCTGTCGGTCACCTCATCGGCGGCGACGTCGGCGATGCCGTCCCGTCCGGCTTCAAGGCATCCAACGTCACCGCAGGGCTAAAGAGCCAGTTGACGGCAACCGGCGCCGGGCTACACGGGACCGCGTCGGACGCCGGGCAGAAGATTGGCAACGCCATAGTGAAGGGCATGGGGGTCGGCGCAGTAGGGGCGGCGTCCGCCGGACAGAGCGCCGGTCGCGCCGCCGTGCAGGGCGCTGCCGGTGGGATCAACGGAATGTTCAGCATTGGCGCGAACGCTGGCGCCGCCTTCGCAAAGGGCATCGTGTCCCAGGTGAGCGCAGCCGCTCAGGCCGCCGCAGCGATCGCCAGCGCCGCCGTGAAGAGTGCGAGGACTTCCTTGCAGATCCACTCGCCGTCGAAGGTGTTCGTCGACATCGGCAAGCAGATCGGCGCCGGCTTCGTAAAGGGCATCGAAGACTCGACCACCTCGATGACCGACGCGCTGGAGAAGGCGCTCACCGACGCCGTCAAGAACGCGGTCGACAAGTCCGCCGACGCGGTGAACCGGGCCAACGTTGCTGGCAAGCTGTTCGAGATCCTCCAGCCGTCCACGCTGCCCGGCGGCACATCGAAGACGGCAGTCACGTCAGCGACGGCGGGCATCACCAGCCAACTCGGCAGCTTCACCTCCGACCTGCGGTCGGGGCTGTCCGACGCTCTCGGTGGGGTCGCTAACGACACGCTGCGCGAAGCCCGCGAAGGTCTGGCCGGCGTCTTCCTCAACACCTCGGCGTCGTTCAACGACCTCCGCGGCCAGTACGCCGACGCCAAGGCAGCCAAGAAAGCCATCGACGACTACAACGCCTCCCTGGCGAAGCTCCGCACCGAACTGGCGAACGGCACCCTGGCCTCTCGCGCCGCGTCCCGGGAGCGGGGCGAGGCGTACCAGACCGTCCTGGCCGCCCAGAACGCCATGAACGACAAGATCGCTCGCCTCGGCACACAACTGCACGCCGGCACACTCTCCCTCACTGACTACAAAGACAAGGTGCAGCAGCTTCAGGAGTCCTACCAGTCGTCGAGCGCCGAGAGCTACTACGCCGAACTGGACCGGATCAACCGGGCCTACAAGGATGGGAGTCTCGCCCAGCAGGAGTATCGGGATCAACTCGACAAGCTCGGCTCCCGCCCCGACGCTCTGTCGTTCGACCAGAAGAACCTGCTCGCCTCGGGCATCTCGACCCTGAACCTCGGCACCATCGCCGGGAAGGCGAACAACGACAATCTCTCCGACGCCCTCGGAAAGATCCGCGAGTTCGGCCAGGCCGCCCTCGCCGCTGGCGCGCCACTGGGGACGGTCATCACTCAGATGGAGGCGTACACCAAGAAGGTGACGCAACAGGCGACGGCGATGGGGCTGTCGGCGAAGGACGTCACGAGTCTCGTCTCGGCCTTCGGGTTGACCGACGCCCAGTTGAAGGCGTTGCAGGCATCCGTCGTGTCCCTCAACACGTCGACCGTGTCCGGCGCGGAGAACGTGACGAAGATCAACGAGCAGTTGGCGGCGATCCGCGAGTACGGGGCGACGCTACTCACCGCTGGAGAGTCCACCGATTCTGTCGTCGGCAAGCTGAAGCAGCTTCGGAACAACCTCGTCGCCCAGGCGAAGGCGTTCGGCTTCAACGCGTCGGCGATCGACGCGCTCGTGACGGCCGCCGGACTGTCGGACACGGCGCTGGGCGACTTCATCAAGCAGTTGAACGACTACACGCAGGCCGTGAAGGACGCCGCCGGGGCGACACCCGGTGCGCCGAATGGCACGAACGTGGCCCGGCCCATCGGCGAACTCCACGTCCACGTCCCGTACGGCGACCCGGAAGCCGTTGCCTTGGCGACCGCGAACCGCATCGCCTACGACTCTCTGACAAGCTGGAGTTGATATGCCCGGCCCGATGCACTCATGGCTCTACGTTCAGGACACCTCGGGCCTGGCGTACGAGGTCATCAACGGTGCCCGCACCTTCGGCTACCTCGCCAACCCGGCCCTCGCCATCAACGGTCTGTCGGCCTGCCAGTCGTTCGGGACGTGCGCCACCTACCCGTTCAAGCCGTACCTCGGCCAGACGATCCCCGGCTACGTCACGATCCCCAACGTCAACTCGAACTACCTGTCGACCCCGGACGCGGCAGCCCTCGACATCGTCGGCGACCTGACGATCGTCGCCAAGGTGGCCCCTACCTCGTGGGCCGCTGGCGGATTCCAGACGATCGTCGGGAAGTGGTCGACGGCGTCGAACCTGTCGTATCTGTTCTCGATCAACTCGGCCAGCGGCCTCACGTTCCAGTGGACGACGGGCGGTATCACCCCGCTCTCCCTGGCCTCCTCCGTCGCCATCCCCGGCATTGTGGCCGGTCAGGCGAAGTGGGTGGCGGTCACGTTCGACGTCGACAACGGCGCGGCGGGGCGTACGGCACGGTTCTGGTGGTCGAACAACGGGATCAACTGGAACCTCATCGGCACCCCCCAGACGAGTGCTACGGCGACGTCGATCTTCTCCGGTACCAGCCCGCTGTTCCTGGGGGTCAACACGGCGACGACGGAACGGATGAACGGCAACATCTACGACGTGTCGATCCGCACCGGTTTCGACCCCACCACCTTCGCTCCCGTCGTCATTCCTGGAGCGGCAGAGAAGTTCCACTTCTCCGGCTACGAACTGACGAACGCCGCCGCCGCCACGTTCGTCGCGACGTCCGGGCAGACAGTCACCGTCAACAAGTCCGGCTCCCCCCAGACCACCATCACCCCGGTACAGGCGTGCGGGTCATGGTCGGCCCAGACATACTCCACCCCCGCCCTCGACCCGGCCCCCTGGTACAACGTTGCCTACCCGCAGTCGGCGGACGCACTCGGGATGCTCGTCGAGGACTGGACCGGGCTGGACGACGCCCACATCACCCGGCCGACGACGCCGTGGGGCGGATACGGCGGCGGGGCGTCGCTCGGGTCCATCGCTGCGACCGGGCGCACCATGAAGGTCAACCTGTTCCTGTTCGGCCGCACCGAGGAAGCCGTCGAGTATCTGTTCCGCTGGCTCGCGGCGACGCTCACCGGGGTCTGCGCGACGTGCGCCACCGAATCGATGCTGGTCCGCCGCTACTGCGGTTCGACCAGCAACCTGTGGGATGGCGTCGCCGAGATAAGACAGGTCGGCCTCATCGAAGGGTTGAAGTGGGAGGCCGAACCATTCACCGGCGGCTCCTGCACGTTCCGGCGCGCCTCGTTCACCTTGATGGCCGGCGACCCCTGCATGTACTCGCAGGAGATCACCCCGACGCCGGATGGCTCCGACATCAACGCCAACTTGGTCACCTGTCTCGGCACCGACTCGCCAACCAACGAGCTTCGAGCGATCTGCCGTCCCCTCTGCACCGAGGTCGCCCAGTCCTGTCGCACGACACGCGCCTTTACCGTGAGCAGCCTCGGGGTGACCGGGCCGATCGTCACATGGTCGAACAACCAGAACCAGTACAGCTACCCGATGCGTGCCGTCGTGCGCGCCGACCCGGGAACTGTCGGCATCGCCCCGAACCCGTGCGGACTACCGATCCTCGGCGAGATCTACGTCCGTGCCCTTCCCCCGTACGCCCAACTTCGATGGGACGTCGTCGGCCGCACCGTCGAGGTCATCGACTCCACCACCGGAGGATGGGCGCCGGGGTGGGCCTACATCGATGGCAACGACCCGCCTATCGGCCGCTTCTTTGCCGCTGGATGCGGCAAGGCGTACGTCATCATGGAACCCGCCACCCTGTGCGCCGACTTCATCTCCGGCACCACCTGGACCCTTGACGGTCTCACCTTCAACCCTCCCGCCTACCCGTCGGTCTCCCTCGCGGTCGGTGAGCGACTCTCGTGCCCGTAAGGATCTGAATGCCCGCCCCCTCCCTCCGCGGCCAGTCCCCGTACGTCTCGGCAACCGGCTCCTCGATCACAATTCCGTTGCCCTCCCGCAACGTCGACGACTGGGTGTTCCTCACTTTGACGGGCATCGATTGGACGAACAGCCTGACGGCCCTGCCCCCCCTCCCTGCCGGCTACGTCATGTTCGACGGTTCCTTCACGTCTGGCTCCTTCCGCCTCCAGGCATACAAGCGAATCACCAGAGCGGGCGAACCAGATCTATTCGTGCGAGGGTCGAACACGATGTACTGGTACGGGGAGGTTGACGTCTTCGGCGGTGTCGACTATCGAGACCCCGGCTACCTCGACATGCCGGGTGGCGCCGGGAACTACGCGACCCGCACCCGCACGGCCATCACCTTGCCCACCGCGATCGATCTCGTGGCACGGGTGTCGTTCGATGCTCTCGGCATCGACAACAGGGTGTCCAGTTGGGCGTCGAACGACATGGGCTTCGGTCTCAACTCGTCGAACCGGCCCTACATCTTCGTCAACAACACCCTCGGCGCCCCGATCGGCAATGTCGCCGCCAACGCCGACGTTCCGGGGCTGCTCGCCGGCCGGAAGGTATGGCTGTGGGCACACCTGGACTTCCCCACCGGCAACATCAGCTACTACTACTCGTTCCTCGACATCGAATATTTCAGCTACGCCCGCTTCAAGCAGTTGGGGACGACGGTGGCGGGGACGAACGGGGGCACGACGCCGCGCACCACGAACTCGTTCCCCATCTACCTCGGTACGAACCCGTCAGGGACGCCGACCGGGATGAACCTCTACAGCTTCGGCGAGATCGGCAACGACGTCACCAACTTCGTCTTCTCGGCCCCGTTGCCAGCCACCGTGACCCTGTTCGGCACCGTCGCACACCGCCGCCCGACCACCGGCAACTCATCCCCTCTGGAGGGGATCACGGCCGTTCTCCCCACACTCCCCGTGGACTCTGTGACGACGTCCGTCGACGTCGTCGGCGGAAACAAGCGACTCGTGTTCAGCAAATGGGAGATCGGGGCCAGCCCCGCCCCAGCCGTTCCGCCCAACCCCGCCCTCGCCCCGTCGCCGGGATGGAAGGGGCTGCCGGAACGACAGACGGCCGTCGCCACCCTCGGCCTGAAAGAGGCCCTGTATACACAGGAAGCAGATCTGGGCACGGCGACGATCACGGTGAGCACCGCCGGTGCCAGCGTCTACCTCAATCAACCTGGGGCGACCCTGACCGCTGGCACGTTCGTCCTCCGTCCCCTCCCCGAGCCGGTCCTTCCACCCGCCTCCCCGCAGCCGCCACGCTTGAAGCTGGGCTGCGCCACCGAGTACACGGCGTGGTTCACCGACGGTTCCTATGCGACGAGGATCGACTCGGCGAGATGGTCGAATCTCACCTGGGAGCGCGCCATCGACTCGATCTCCACGGCCTCGGCGACGTTCCCGGACGAATACGGCGGGGTGCGCTGCCTCGCCCGCCTCGGCGGGTTGGAGCCGTGGCGGTTCGGTCTACTCATCGAACGCGACGGGGTCGAGGTGTGGCGCGGCCCGGTCGTCACGGTGAGACGGATCGCGAATGGCATTCAGGTCAACGCCGCCGACGTCCTCGCCCGCTACCAGAAGCGATTCGCCATCCGAGACGCCGTCGTCTCTTACACCAACATCGACGCCGGACTCCTGTTCCAGAAGATCATCGACACCCACGCCGCGTCGACGCTTGACCAATGGTCGCTGCCGGTTCCAACGGTCAACGTCAACGTCAACATCACCCGCCAGTTGAAGCCCCGCGAGTTCAAGTACGCCTGGGACCTCCTGTCGGAACTCATGTCGTCCTCGATCGACGCCTACGTCATGAACGGCAGGCTGTACGTCTGGCAGCCGGGGGTCGGCTGGCGGTACCGCGACGTGATCGACTGGACCCTGGACGGCCCCTACAACTCGGACTTCGACTTCGTGTACGGCACCTTCACCGAGGAAGCCTTCAGGACCCATCCGACGTGGACGCTCGACGGGGCG